AATGAAAAGATCGCACTTAGCAAGATTGCCGGACTCGGATGTATTCTCTGTTCCGAAGTCCTTGGGATTGCAGGCTCTCCGGCAGAACTCCATCATGTGCGCCGTTACGGAGCTAAACGGTCTGCATCCCCTGTCTTGCCGCTATGCCCAGAACACCATCGGGGAAACAATGGTGTTCACGGATTGGGTACAAAAGGTTTTGAAGATAAATGGGGCGTTACCTACGAGGCACTACTGGAGCGAATCAACGAAAAGCTGGGAAAATAGTATTAAAGTTCCAAGGGATCAAGACCGAGTTCTGTAGCTACAAGTTTGCAACGATCCCTAAACGCTTTCCCATGATGCAGCCAGCGATCACCTTTTTGCCGGTGAAAGCTCATGTGGATCATTTCATGACATAGTGTAGTAAGTACAGTGTAGTAATGACCGCACCGTGCAGACGATACCGTAACGGTATGCTCGTAGTCCTCGCCAGAATCTAGCAAATAGCTACCCATAATCTCTCCATCTGCCGTAACGACAAAATCCACAGTTTCGGGTAAAGGCATTTTCCATTTAGTAAAAGGATAGCAACACGCTAGAGAAGCGTATAAGTTCCTGAGTACGGCTGGTGATAGTGATTTCATGCCTTCATGCGCTAAACACGGTGGATTGCGCCACGAAAATCAACTTCATCCTCGCCAACCACTCGCACAATCTCAGGCTGTAATAGTTTGCTGCGCTCAAAGCTAAGCAGTACAAATCCCTGCCCCCAGTCTTTAGGAGTATCTTCTGTGTACGCAAACTGCTGGGAGTAAGGATCAGCCAATGTGCCTGTCTGAACGCCCCAGCGTGTACCGTTATAGTCTGCAAACGGAATAGCTGAAAGTACATGGGTATGACCTGTAATCATATTCACGCCTGCATTGACCGCATTGTTTCTGCCGCCAGTCCAACCGCCCTTCCAGCGATGTTTAATACAGGTATCTTCATTAACCCAAAACGACCAGCAAGGCTGCCACAATGGAAAATACTCTTTTAGCGTAGTGCCTCGCACACCTTCAAACGCAGGCAAGTTAGCGACTATTGACATCTCCAAGCGTTGATCGTGATTGCCTAAAGGCCAAAACAATTTAGCGCCTTTTGCTACTTTCTCAATCTGCCCTAAGTAATGTTGGCAAGCCTCTAGCTCCTCTTTAACCGTAGGCAGCTTAGACCAATCTGCTCTAGGAAAGCGGCTAATGTTAGCCCCATCTAGCGCATCGCCATTACAGACAATGGCTGTAGGCTTAAATTCTTTAATGGTTTCAAGTAAGGCTTTAAATGCGGTAGTTGTTTCGTCAGGCCAAAAATGGGCATCGCTAAATACAATGACCCTGCCTTTTTCTATATCCATGCCCCTGCGAGTATGACCAGGCGTTTGTTCTGCTTTCTTAAAATATGCAGGATTTTCACTTGCAAAGGTATCTAAAATAATTCCGTATTTGTTTTCTAGGGTTCGTCTACGGGACATTACATTGCGAATTGCAATATCATGTTTTTTTGCAAATTTAGTGGGGCTTCCAATCTTTTTCCAAGAAGCAATCCACTCATCATCTGTTAGGTGATAGCTAGCCATATATGCCCTTTGCTTTAAGATATTGAATATAATACAATAAGACTAGATGTATAATATTCTACATTTGGGAAATTTACTAGAGCTAATGGAAAGTCGATTACAGAACTGGGCTTGGTATGTATCTTATGGGGTAATTGGCCCACAAGTAGAAACAACCTGTCGCTCTTTTGAAAAAAACTACATTCCTGAGCTGGGCAATCTTTACGCAGAGCCAGAGCCGCATTACGAGCCTGACCATGTAGACGGTGATTTAATTGAGCAAGCCATTAAGAATTTGCCCCCAAACCTACGGCAAGCGCTTAAACTAAGATATGTAAGTCATCCTTACGCATCCATTAACCAGCTTGCTAACGCAGCAAGAACGACAGTACATAGAATAGAATCAGATTTAGTAAATGCAAAAAAAAGACTCCAGCACGAACTGGACAGAAAAGCCAAGTCAAATCACTATAAGAGCTTGCTCAAGATGCAAGATCAGCAAATCGACTAGAGATGGTGAGATGGAGATATACGGCAATGGTATATACCAGCGCTTCATATGCCTGTCTTGTAGGAATGTAAAAACACATTTATAATTGTGCTAGGAAACCTTTGCCCAAAATTTGCGAGAGCTTAAATGAACCCTGAGAAAACTACCATTATGATCGGTCTGCTGGGGGATAAGCCCAAGATGGGCAAGAAAGAAGAAGGCGGCTTATTGGCTGAGGACAAAAGCGCCTGCCCATTATCTACAATGGATGCCGACATCAATAAAGGCAATATGCGTAAGGCTGTTTTAACTGCCGATTATGGGTCTAAAAAAGATGGTGAAGGAAAATGCAAGGCTTGTGAGTATTTCAATACTGATATGGCTGATTGTGGCGTACCTAAAGGTAAAGGCCATTGCGACATTTTTGACTTTGTATGCGACCAAAACAACGGTTGTATGGCCTTCTGCCCAATCGGCGAAGATGATATGGAAGATGAGGAGTACGAAGATTGAAGCCAGGACTCTACGCTAATATCCACGCTAAACGCAAGCGCATCGCTGAAGGCTCAGGCGAGAAGATGAACAAAGTAGGCAGCAAAGCAGCGCCTAGCGCAAAAGACTTTAAAGCCGCAGCCAAGACAGCAAAGCCTAAGAAAAAGTGAGATTAGGGGTAATAATCCCATATCGAAACAGAGAGCAGCATCTAGCTAAGATGTTGCCTCATACAGTTAGTTTTTTCCGTAGAAACACCAACATAGAGCCTTTATTCTGCATAGCAGAGCAGGTAGACGATAGCCCATTTAATCGTGGCGCAATCATAAACCATGCCTACGCAGCTATTGCTGGGATGGTGGATTATGTCTGTTTCCACGATGTAGACTATATGCCTATGTGGGCAGATTACTTAGAGCCTAGTTTGCCAAGCCGCATTATCTGGCATGGCATGGACACAAGACCAGTAGGACACGGTACAGATCAAATAGTAAAAGCCCAGCGTTATGGCCTTGCTGCGGTGGCAGTAATGAAGAAGTGGCACTTTGAAGCCTGTAACGGCTACTCCAATACTTATTGGGGATGGGGCTACGAGGACACAGACCTCGCTAAAAGGCTCGAATCAGTTGGTCTGCCACTAGGGTATAGGGATGGTACTTTTATCGCCTTAGATCACGATTCAAACGGTTACGATGCCAACGGAGAAACCGAGGCAAGTAAGGCAAACGCTAAACGCTTTGAGTCTAGGGTTTACCCTAACATGGTAGATGGACTAGCAACGCTCAACGCAGATGTTGTGGAAATACAACAGCACATGGCTAGAGGGCTGGCAGAGAACGAAGAAGCTCCACTAATTTGGTGTAAATACGATCTAAAGGAAATGTATGAAAATGAGCAAAAAGCAAGCCAAGATCGGTAAGGTCATGGGCGAGTACAAAGAAGGCACTCTACATTCCGGCAAAAGTGGTAAGGTCGTTAAGAATCCTAAGCAGGCCATCGCTATTGCAATTTCAGAAGCCTCTAAATCTGCAAAGTATAAAAAATAAAGAAACTGTTGTAGAATAGCAACATCATCAACCATCAACCCAAGTGGAATGGCATGGAAAACGCTAAAGAAAACAATATTGTAGAAGTTGCCCCAACAAATAAGGGTGGCGCACCTATAGGCAATCAGAACGGCAAAAAGGGAAAACTCTTTTACGATGCTCTGCGTGTAGCCCTAGTGCAAGAAGATCGCAAGAAACTACGCAAGATTACCGAAAAGCTAATAGAAGCCGCAGAGAATGGCGATGCCTGGGCAGTCAAAGAGATCATGGATCGCATGGATGGCAAGCCAGTAAACACTACTGAACTAAGCGGTACAGACGGTGGCATATTAAAAATGGCGGTAACTTGGGAGAAGTAGACTACGCAGACGATGAAGTCCAACGAGTCGTTATCCCATATAAGCCTAGAGAGCCTCAACTAAAAATCCATGAGGCGATGGACAATCACCGGTTTGTTGTAGGTGTAGCGCATCGAAGGATGGGCAAGACAGTAGCAGCACTTAACCAAATCATTAAGGCTGCTCTTGAAAACGAACAACAAGCCCCTAGATATGCTTATATAGCACCTACCTATGGGCAGGCTAAACGAGTGGCATGGGACTACCTTACGCACTTTGTAAGGCCGTTAGATGCGGTAGCGAACATAGCCGAGCTAAGGGTAGACTTCTTAGGTCGCAGAATACAGCTATACGGCTCAGACAACCCTGATAGCTTGCGTGGTCAATATTTTGATGGTGTAGTGTTAGACGAAATTGGCGATCAAAATCCTAAGATATGGAATGAAATCATCCGGCCAGCTTTAGCGGATAGAAAAGGCTGGTGCTTGTTTATCGGCACACCTAAAGGCAACAACCACTTTAAAGAGTTATTTGATCGAGCCAGCAAAGAGCCTGGTTGGTCTGCATTGCAGTTTAAAGCCAGCGAAACCAAAATTATAGATGTAGAAGAATTAGACGCAGCCCGTAAAGAGATGGGTGACGATAAGTACAACCAAGAGTTTGAGTGCAGTTTTAACGCTGCTGTAGAAGGCAGTTACTACGGCAAGCTAATAAACGACCTAGAAGAAAAGGGTCGTATGTGCGCTATTGATCGAGATGATCTATGCCGTACTTATGTAGCCTGGGACTTAGGCATGGGCGATTCTACGGCTATGTGGGTAGTGCAAGAAGCAGGCCAAGAAAGACGCATCATGGATTATGTAGAGAACCATGGTCAAGGGCTAGATTGGTATGTAAACTGGCTAAAAGAAAACAACTGGCACAAGGCCGAGCAACTCCTTCCGCACGATGTAGAAGTAAGAGAGCTAGGCACAGGCAAGAGCAGGTTAGAGGTATTAAGAGAAGCAGGGCTTGATGTTAAAGTTCTACCTAGATTATCTGTAGATGATGGCATACAGTCGGTTAGGCGTTTACTACCTACTTGCTGGTTTAATATGCCAAAGGTAAAGCAGGGTTTAGATTGCCTCAGAAACTACAGGCGAGAGTATGATGAGAAACGCAATGTGTTCTACGACAAACCATTGCATGATTGGGCATCACACGGATCAGACGCATTTAGGTATTTAGCTTTAGGCATGGAGCAAACAAATACATGGGCGCAGCCATTAAAGATTAACGCAAAGTGGATAGTTTAAATATGGATGACAACAAGCTAAAAGGTATTCTTGACGCAGAGATTGATAACTCAATCGGCTTTGTAGATACCGAAACAACCGAGGCTCGTAGAAAGGCATTGACCTACTACAATCGTGAGCCATACGGTAACGAAGTAGAAGGTCGGTCATCCATTGTTACTGGAGAAGTAGCTGAGGTAATAGATGGTGCATTGCCACAACTGTTGCGTATCTTTACCCAGTCAGACGAGTTATGCCGCTTTGAGCCTAAAGGCCCAAACGATGAGGAAGGCGCTAAACAGGCTACGGAATACTGCAACCTAGTCTTTTTCCAAGACAATGATGGCATTATTCTGATGCACAACTGGTTTAAAGACGCTCTTTTGCAAAAGAACGGCATCGTCAAATACTGGTGGGAAGATAGCGAAGATCCAACAAAAGAGAAGTACAAAGACCTGTCGGCAGAGGAGTTCCAGTTATTGTTCTCTGATGGCACGATGGAGTTGGTCAGCCAAGACATGAAGGAAGTATCGCCCGAAACGATAGATCCTATGAGTGGGATGCTGATCCCTGCGACTTATTCCTACGATGTAGTAATAATGAAGAAGAAAGAGTCTGGTCGGGTAAAGATTCAGAATGTACCGCCAGAGGAGTTCTTGATCTCCAAGCGTGATAAGACGATCAAAGACGCTCGATTTGTAGCACATCGCCTTTATATGACTCGCTCGGACTTAATTGCTGCTGGTTACTCTAAGGACATCGTAGATAACCTGCCTGCGTATTCAGACCTAACCTACACTCCTGAGCGCATTGCTCGTTTTGAGCGTGGCGAGATGCCGGATGAAACGCAATCATTAGACTTCTCAATGCAAGATGTAGAAGTATTTGAGTGCTACATCCGCACCGATTACGATGAGGATGGTATTGCCGAGTTGCGTAAAGTTACCTACGCTGGTTCAGAGATCCTAGATAACGAGGAAGTAGACCACATTCCATTCGCTAGTATTTGCCCAATCCCAATGCCCCATAAGTTCTTTGGGCAGAGCTTGGCAGACCGTAGCATGGACATTCAGTTGATTAAGTCTACGATTACCCGTCAGATTCTCGACAATATGTACCTGACCAATATGCCTCGGATGACGGCTATTGATGGTCAAGTAAACATGGATGACCTGCTAACCGTTGCTCCTAATGGGGTAGTACGCATGAAGTCCCAGGGCGCAGTACAAGCCTTGACCGTACCAGCTACGGCAGCACAGTCGTTCCCAATGCTAGAGTATTTAGACTCAGTAATGCAGAAGCGCTCAGGCGTGGCACAGGCTGGTCAGGTATTAGACCCCAGCATTTTGCAGAACACAACGGCTACGGCTATTGCGGCAATGCAACAGACTGGCGCAGGCCGTATTGAGATGATTGCCCGTGTTTTTGCTGATACAGGCGTAAAGGACTTGTTTGCAGGCATTTTCCACCTGCTTTGCAAGTACCAAGACAAAGAGCGTGTTATCCGTCTGCGTGGCAAATACATCTCCATTGACCCTAGAGAGTGGACTAATAACTACGACATGGAAGTAAATGTAGGCTTGGGTACTGGTAACAAAGATCAACAGATGGCGATGGCAGCTATGGTATTGCAGAAGCAAGAGCAGATCTTGCAGACCCAAGGCTTTGCTAACCCATTGGTATCTGTAGGCCAGTATCGGGAAACATTGGGTCGGTTTATTGAAGCAGCAGGGTTTAACGACTCTACCGAGTTCTTTAAAGAGATTAGCCCAGAGCAAGATGCTCAGATTTCTCAGCCACAGCCACCACAAATGCCGCCTGATATGCAGGCCGCACAAGTCTATGCACAAGTAGAGCAAATGAAGATTGAGGCTAAAGCGCAAGCAGACATGACAAAATCTCAGCTTGAGGAAATAAAGCTACAATCTGCTAGAGAGAAAGCAATGGCTGATATAGCTATCCAGCAGTCTAAAGTAGAATTGGATAGAGAAAAGAGCATGATTCAGCTACAGTTGCAACAGGCTCAAATTGTTACAGATGCAGCCAATAAGCGTAGTGAGTTAGCATTAAAAGAAAGACAGCAGTTAATTGATGAGTTGGAAAATACCCGTGTAATGCTAGAAGAACGGCAGAGCAAAGACAGTATGGCAGATGCCGTATCTGGATTGGGACAAATGATTAACCAATTACAAACTAACCAGGCTAATTTAGCGCAAGCAATGAATACTCCCAAGACCCTTGTAAGGGATAAAAACGGAAAGATTATCGGCATGAAGGCTGGCGAGTAGTATGGCAATAATTGATGTAGCAAGCTCACAAAACCTTACAGCAGTTACATACGCTCAAGACGATATTATTAACGTCTTAGATGGTGTAACGCTCACCGTCAATAGCCAATGGTCAATCAGACCAAGACTGATTCAAGCTCTAGGTACAGGTCGTGTTGAGTTCAGCAATACCAGCACTACCACGCCTCATGTGCAAGAGTTTTTCATGCAAACAGGCACAAACGTTGGTGGTTTTTTATTTACTCAAAACGCTGTTTTGCAGACTCGTGGTGACTGGATTACTGTAGGTACATCTACTGGAGCAAACAATCAGGTTTTGTTTAGCGCAAATAATATCGGTGGTCGAGCGATTGACTACCCAACAATGATTCAGGTTGAGACAGGTAGTGGCACTAATGTATGGGAAATCTGGAACGCCATTCCTGAAGATGTAACTGGTGGCACAGTCAACACGCTTGGATTTAATGCGCCCAACATCACAACAGGTACGGTGGCGGTCACGGCTGGTGGCGTGGTTACTGGAACAGGCACTAACTTTTTAACTACTCAAGTTGGCTTACCCTTTAAGCTGCCATCCATTGCCCGTGACTTTGTTGTGAGTGCGTTTACATCTGCTACTTCAATCACCATTCAAGAACTTGACGGCTCAACATACACGGGCGGTGTCATTGCCGCAGGTACAAGCTACATTCTTCGTGCTGGTTCACTAATCGCCCCAGTACAAGTAGGTAGCGGTGATGTTGGTAAGGTGCTGTTCTTTAATCCATTGACCACAGCGGTCAGAATGGGTGACGGAACGAACGGCACAAAAATACCCACAGGCGCAAGGGTGCGTGTACCAAACATTTATTTCAATAGTGCCGTACAGCAAACAACTCTTGCAACAGCAATCACAGGAACGGGCGCACAGTCTTTTACTTTAGCAACAGCTATTGGTGGCACTAATAACGGCACATTCGGAGCTACTCTCGCACAGGGAACGCTCCTTTTAGTTAGTGGTTCTACAGTAGAAAGAATCTTTTACTCTACTCGTACAGGTGCAGTCGTAAGCGCAACAGGTATGGCTAGGGGTGTGGCAGGTACTACAGCGCAAGCATCCTTCCCGATTGGCACGACGGTCTATTGGATACCAACTAACACCTCAAACAACAACGCCGTTATCAACCTTAGCCCGTCTGGTACTGCGGATATGGAGACTTGTTGCTTGGGCTTGAAAATGATTACGGGCTTTAGCGTATTCGGGTCATTAAATATTCGTAATTTTGGCTACTCGCTTCTGTTTAATGCGGGTAACTGTGCAGGCGCATTTGAGATTGACACTCTCAGCGGCTTGGGTATCGGGTATCAAAACCCAAACATTAACGGTGGTATTACTGCACAGTTCTCTGCGCTTTTAGGTATCGGAAGCATTAAAAACGTCAGCGTGACCAACAATTTACCGGGCGGCGCTAACTCCTACACAAACATCGCTATTGGTAACGTGCAAGGTCTTACAAGTTGTAACAACCTACGCTCTAGGCATTGGGGTCGTACAACAAACGCAGGTGGTGGCGCTTTATCAGGTGTTGGTTTAACGACTGTATCTTGTACAACACCTATTACTGATATTTATGCGGCAGGTAGCTCGGTTCGCTGGTTCGCACTAACCAATCTTGACACAGCAAACATTTTTATAAGCGCATTACCAAACGCTAACACACTCGGCACAGGCGACACTTATGTACCGATTTTTGTGCAAAGTATTACCGACAGCACCATTAGAGGGATGCAGCTTTGGAATGGCGGTCTTTCGACAAGAGCATCGCTGATTTCGATTGACTCAGCAAGTTCAGACGTTGTTTTTCACAACAAGGGATACCCCGTATTTAATGGCGGCTTGCAATTAACTTCAATCATTAATGATGTTGGGCTAGATACTATTGTTGCCCATATCTCTGTTTCTAACCCAAGAATAACAACCTTCTCAAGCGTTCTAAACTCAAACATCGCATTTAACGCAGGTGGTTTTCAGCGGATGGTATTGATTGATTCAATCACAGCTACTACGGCTGGCTCTGGCGCAAACTCCAAAGGTGGCGTGGAGATGGATGTAGTGGCTGGTCCACATCGTCAATTTCAAACTAACCCAGTAAACGCAATTATTCCAAACTTGACTGATGTGCAACCTTTGATTGTGATGTCCAACTTAGCCAAGACTGTTGGTAGCGTGTATGCGGGTGCGTTTACAGCCGAAGGCGCTTTTGATATGTACGACTTTACAGGCAACGTAACGCTTGATAACCTCGGTCGTATTTACTATCCGTCTATTGGTGATTCAATCGTCATCAAATCTGTGTTTGCACTTAAAGGCATCACTAACTTTACTGGCACAGCGTTTGACTTTAACTACAACTTAGGCGCTGGCACAAACCCAATCCCAGCAGGAACAACAGTTGAATTCCGCATGACTAACTGGGGTACTGCTAACACAGGTTCGTGGACAGCATTTACAGACAACGCAAGCCTTGAAACGGCTCGGGCAGCATTAACTGGTTATAGCTCTAGTATTGGCTTAGATTTACAGTTCCGTATTACTGCAACGACTGCTGTAGCTGGTCGCTATTTGATGAGCATGAAGCTGCCTGTCACTATTGATGCAGCGTATGACCCTGCCGTATACAGGACAGAGCTTGGTTTTAATGGCGCACAAGTCGGCACGATAATGGCTGGCTATTTAAACGCAAACCCAAGCAGTCCGTCATTGCAGGGCAGCACAGTCTTTACAAGCGGTACGGCTTCTGTACCAATGCCTTATAACTACGATGCCGTTCCAGTAGCTTATCGCTTAGTTGCTAGATTACCGGGCTGGACATTCAGTAGTCTGACTGGAACATACCTCAAGACAGCCATTAGCATCCCTATCACGCAGAATCGTGTAGTTGATGTAAACGGTAATCCTTTGTATGTATCAGGTGTAACAGGCGTAGCTGTAGACCATGTGGCTCAGACTATTACCGTAAGTGCTAATCGCTCGGCAGCACAGATTTGGAGTGCGGTGCAGGACAACCTTTGCTTGCTTGCAAACTTAACTGTAGCCGACCCATTTACTACAACCAATGGCACAGTATTTGACAGCAGCTATACCCTTATTGTTACAGGCGGTATTACATCGGGCAACATTGACTCAAATATAACCCTGTCAGGCACACTTGCAAGCGGTGTAAACATTGTCGGTAACATAGCACAAGCGACACCAACCAATTTAACTGGCGTTACTGTTGTTGGTAACTTGACCTACAACACAGCGTCATCACCTACTGTTACCTTAACCGATACTAGCATTAGCGGCACAGTTAGCAACGCTGGCGCAGGCACAGTCACCATTAGCACAAACGGTAGCAGCATTGGCACAGTTGGCACTAGAGTTGTAACTCGACCCGTTACAGCCTTAACGATCAATGGATTGACTGCTGGATCACAGGTTTATGTTGAAAACGGCTCTGGTACGCAAGTTGCGTATGTTGCATCTAGCGGAACTAGCTATACACTAGATACGACAGGGCAGACAGGTACATGGTTTTGGAAAGTAGCAAGATACGGGTTTACAGCGCAATCAGGCTTTCATGCACCAGCCGTTGCAAGCACGATAGGAACGGTCACTCTTGTTGCTGATGCGTTTATTACCCAAGCAACCAAGGCTACAGTAGCAGCGTATGAGTTTCTGCCCAATATGGACACGCTGTACGATTATGCAGCCTACTACGAAACATTAGAGATTGGTATCCCTTACGCACGAATTATTACCAAGGCCGGTACTAACGCTTCTGCTGGTTCGTATCCTGTAACGCTTAACGATACTGGCGATGTATGGATTTTTGATGGCTCGTCGCTGTCAATCTGGTGTGGCGATAGATTAAGTGCTGGAACTACAATTACAGGCGCATTGTTTAGCTCAAGCTCTGTAACAATACTACCGTCTAACTTTGGTAATACAGCTATCACAGCTAATGTGATACAGCCTATTCCATTGGACTTGTCTGGTATGGTTATCACAGGTAACTTGACTTACAACGATAGTGCTCCATACGCCTATACTGTAACAATTACTGACAGCACGATTACAGGCACGATTAGTAACGCTGGGACAGCAGAGGTTAAAGTAATCAAAGCTGGCACTTCACCGTTCTTTACGGCTGGTTCAAGGGTAAGTGTAGTTGCTATTGCAACTCTGAGAACACCTAACAACCTTGCTTTATCTACCTATGTTGTTAGAGTTGGTGGTGGTGCTACAGACTTTGGTTGGGTCGTGCAGAATACGGCTAGAACTTTAGAGGTTAGAGCAGGAGATACCTTTGCAGTCTATGCCGTAGCCTATGGATATAAACGAACCTTGTATTATCCAACAGCATCAAATTTAAGCTCATTTACTGTTTCACTAATTCCTGAAACCAATGTAGATACAACGCTAAACACGACCAATAGAAACTACATTGCAAACCAAATTACCACAGCTCTTGTCGGTCAAGAAGTGGCAATATCAGTAGGCGCAGACTTGCGTAGCTATTCCCCAGCAGAAGTATTAAACGGACTACATTACTACTCGGTTGTATATGGTGAATTACCAGCACAAGTATCCATTTTATCTGGAACTACTGCGGGTTTTGAAATCATAGCTGGTGGTATTTATATCTCATCTCCTGCGTTTTATTCTAAGGTAAATGAGGCAATAACTACTACAAACGAATTAGGTATTCTGATTCCACTATATTACCAAGTAGACCCTGCTGTTTATGCTATTAACTCAGCATATACACCAACAAAACGGAACTCCTCTGGAATTGTCTTGCAGACTGCGCCTTGGACTCAGCAAACGGCTGTTATTAGCGAAACCGATAAAGCTGGTATTGCAGACAAAACGCTAGATGCAATGAATGATGCGCCGCCTGATGTAAACATTGCAAAGATCAATGGATTAGTTATAGAGGGCAATGGTGTAGAAGCTGATCCTTGGAAGCCTGCGTAATGATTTTATCAAAAGCTTGGGGCAAATCTTTTGGTGGTGCTTGGGGCGCTTCTTTTGGCAAGATAATATCTAATGTTGTTGTTTCAGTAGGCGGTGGCCTTGGCAGATATGGCGCAAAAGATCTAATTAAACGGATATTAGCGTTACTTGATAAAGATACAGTTGCACAAACTGAGCAAATCAAGAAAGTTAAGACAAAGCTACAGAAGTTTAAAAAGAAAGAAGATGTAGAAGAATTACAGCCGATTGTTAATCTTGCCATTGTAGAGATACAGAAACAAAAGAAGTTAGCAGACGATATAGCCCAGTTGAATTTCATTATCAACGAGCTTAAAATCATTAAAGATCAACTAGATGACGAGGAAGAAGCATTGTTAATGCTGATGGCTTAATGAATAAACAAGAACGAGCAAAAAATTACTTAATGGATGAGTTCTTTATGGAGCTAGTAGAGGCTCAAAAGGACTTGTACAAGTCTTATATTTTTAATTCAGCAGATGAAGATGTAGATGGCAGAGAAAGAGCCTTAATCAAGCTGAAAGCAATCGAAGAATTTGAAGCGTCATTACAATCACTCGTACAGCAAAGCGAAATTGATAAGAGGCGTATACGGTTTTTTTAACTACCTAAAAGGTAAATAACATGAGCGACAACACCAACCCATCAGGGAGTGTAGATACATCTGTAAACGGTGCGGCTAACG